CTCTGAATCACTTAAAACCGAGGAGACGAGGGTTGCGGAGCGCGAAGATGTGTTGAGCTTACGAAACGATGCTCCTTTCCCGTGTGTGAAAAATCTCGTTGAAGGTTCTGTACCGGCGTACGGAATATGTCCGAAAGGTGGTGGTTTCGACAAGTTTGATGTGAACATTGCCGATTTTCATCTCAAGAGTGTAGATGCAGTAAAAAGAGGGGCTATGATGTCAGCGGTGTATACAGGATCGATTAAAGTTCAACAGATGAAGAACTACATCGATTACTTAAGTGCTTCGCTGTCAGCTACAGTCTCCAATCTCTGTAAAGTGCTTAGAGATGTTCATGGCGCTGATCCAGAATCACAGGAGAAATCTGGAGTGTGGGACGTGAGGAGAGGACGATGGTTACTTAAACCGAACGCGAAAAGTCACGCATGGGGAGTCGCGGAAGATGCCAACCACAAGTTGGTGATAGTATTGCTTAACTGGGATGAAGGGAAACCAGTTTGTGACGAGACATGGTTCAGAGTAGCTGTGTCAAGCGATTCTTTAGTGTACTCCGATATGGGAAAGCTGAAGACGCTAACGTCATGCTGTTTAGATGGAGAACCTCCGGAGCCGAACGCAAAGGTGATTTTGGTTGACGGCGTTCCCGGTTGTGGAAAGACGAAAGAGATTATCGAAAAGGTGAACTTCTCTGAAGACTTGATTTTAGTCCCTGGGAAAGAAGCTTCAAAGATGATTATCAGAAGGGCGAATCATGCAGGTGTTATGAGAGCGGACAAGGATAACGTAAGAACGGTAGATTCCTTCCTAATGCACCCTCCGAGGAGAGTGTTCAAGAGGTTATTTATCGATGAGGGGTTGATGCTACACACCGGTTGTGTAAATTTCTTGCTGCTGCTATCGCATTGTGATGTGGCGTACGTGTACGGGGATACACAACAGATTCCGTTTATCTGTAGAGTTGCGAATTTCCCGTACCCCGCACACTTTGCAAAACTTGTGGTGGACGAGAAGGAGGTGAGAAGAATCACGCTAAGATGCCCCGCTGATGTTACGTTTTTCCTAAACAAGAAGTACGACGGGGCGGTAATGTGTACTAGCGCCGTTGAGAGGTCTGTAGAGGCAGAAGTGGTGAGAGGAAAAGGTGCGTTAAACCCGATAACTTTGCCGTTGGAGGGAAAAATTTTGACTTTCACACAGGCTGACAAGTTCGAATTGCTGGAAAAGGGTTACACGGATGTAAACACTGTGCACGAGGTGCAAGGGGAAACATACGAGAAAACAGCCATTGTTCGGTTGACTTCGACTCCGTTAGAGATTATATCAAGAGCATCACCACATGTTCTAGTTGCGCTGACAAGACACACAACGCGTTGTCGGTATTACACCGTTGTGTTAGATCCGATGGTGAACGTGATCTCAGAAATGGAGAAATTGTCAAATTTCATTCTCGATATGTACAAGGTCGAAGCAGGCATCCAATAGCAATTACAGATAGATGCAGTATTCAAGGGAACGAATCTTTTTGTTCAGACACCCAAGTCAGGTGATTGGCGAGACATGCAATTCTATTACGACACTCTTCTTCCTGGAAACAGCACGATTCTCAATGAATTTGATGCTGTCACCATGAATTTGAGGGATATCTCCTTAAACGTCAAGGATTGCAGAATCGACTTCTCCAAGTCCGTGCAAATTCCCAAAGAGCAACCTATTTTCCTCAAGCCCAAGATAAGAACCGCGGCAGAAATGCCAAGAACAGCAGGATTGCTTGAAAATTTAGTTGCTATGATAAAAAGAAACATGAATGCGCCGGATCTGACAGGGACGATTGACATAGAGGATACTGCATCATTGGTAGCTGAGAAGTTTTGGGATGCATACATAGACAAAGAATTCAGTGGAACGAATAAAATGTCCTTAACAAGGGAAAGTTTTTCTAGATGGCTCTCTAAACAAGAAACATCTACGATCGGTCAGCTAGCGGACTTTAACTTTGTAGATTTGCCGGCGGTGGATGAGTACAAGCATATGATCAAGAGCCAACCCAAGCAAAAGTTAGACTTAAGCATTCAGGACGAATATCCTGCGTTGCAGACGATAGTCTATCATTCAAAAAAGATCAATGCTATTTTCGGTCCTATGTTTGCAGAACTTACGAGGATGCTGCTCGAAAGGGTGGACTCTTCAAAATTTCTGTTTTATACGAGGAAAACACCTGGTCAAATAGAAGAATTTTTCTCTGACCTCGATTCAACCCAGGCAATGGAAATTCTGGAACTCGACATTTCAAAGTACGACAAGTCACAAAATGAGTTTCATTGCGCAGTAGAGTACAAGATCTGGGAAAAGCTTGGGATAGACGAGTGGTTAGCAGAAGTGTGGAAGCAGGGACACAGGAAAACGACTTTGAAGGACTATACAGCCGGGATCAAGACATGTCTTTGGTATCAAAGGAAAAGCGGTGATGTGTCAACCTTTATTGGTAACACCATCATCATTGCGACCTGTTTGAGCTCGATGATTCCGATGGACAAAGTGATTAAAGCAGCCTTTTGTGGGGACGATAGTTTGATTTATATCCCCAAAGGTATAGACTTGCCCGATATTCAGGCAGGTGCGAACCTTATGTGGAATTTCGAGGCAAAGCTTTTCAGGAAAAAGTATGGTTACTTCTGCGGTCGTTACGTAATTCACCATGATAGAGGAGCAATAGTATATTACGATCCGCTCAAACTAATATCAAAGTTAGGTTGTAAACATATTAGGGATATGGTCCATCTAGAAGAGTTACGAGAGTCTTTGTGTGATGTAACTAGCAACTTAAATAATTGTGCGTATTTTTCACAGTTAGATGAGGCCGTTGCCGAGGTTCATAAAACCGCGGTAGGCGGATCGTTTGCTTTTTGTAGTATAGTTAAATATTTATCAGATAAGAGGTTGTTTAAAGATTTGTTTTTTGTTTGATAATGTCGATAGTCTCGTACGAGCCTAAGGTGAATGATTTTCTCTTTCTCACGAATAAGGAAAAGATACTCCCGAAAGCTCTTACCAGATTAAAGACTGTGTCTATTAGTACTAAGGATATAATATCTGTCAAGGAGTCTGAGACTTTATGTGATATAGATTTGTTGATTGATGTGCCATTAGATAAGTATAGATATGTGGGTATTTTAGGAGCTGTTTTTACAGGTGAGTGGCTTGTACCAGACTTCGTCAAAGGTGGAGTGACAATAAGCGTGATAGACAAGCGTCTGGTGAACTCCAAGGAGTGTGTGATCGGTACGTACAGAGCAGCTGCCAAAAGCAAGAGGTTCCAGTTTAAGCTGGTTCCAAATTACTTTGTGTCTACTGCGGACGCCAAGAGGAAACCGTGGCAGGTCCATGTACGTATTCAGGATGTGAAGATCGAAGCGGGTTGGCAACCGTTGGCTCTAGAAGTTGTATCCGTTGCTATGGTCGCCAATAATGTAGTTATGAAGGGTTTGAGAGAAAAGATCATCGCGATAAGTGATCCGGACGTCGAAGGTTTCGAAGGTGTGGTTGACGATTTCGTCGATTCGGTCGAAGCATTTAGAGCGGTTGATAATTTCAGGAAAAAGAAAAGAAAGATAGGTGAAAAGGAAGTGGTAAGTAAGAATAAATATAGACCGGAGAAGCACGCCGGTCCTAATTCGTTATATATTAAAGAAGAGAATGTCTTACAACATCACGAGCTCGAATCAGTACCAGTACTTCGCAGCGG